TGTATACTGGATTCATCCCCTGTACTTTTCCACCAATATCTACAGGTATTTCTGAAACATCATCTACTACTAAGTTTACGGCTCTATTGACAACCTCTAATTTCTCGTAAGCATCTCTATAATTAGTAACAACTTCCCTAGAAGTTATATGCATACCTTCCTCTCGCCCAATTAAAAATTGGGAAGGATTTATTTTTTCTTCATCTGGGTCAACGGAAGTAGTTCTTCCTAATAGTCGGTCATACCATGCCATATTTTTCTCTTTGTCTTTCTACCCAACGTGCTTGCTTGGGTGCGGTGAATAATTTAGGTCTCTTTCCATAAATGGAGTGTAGTCTTAAATGGTGATCATGACAAAGAGTAACAGCGTCATCGTATAACTCTTTTTTATGCTCCACGATGAAAGTATCTCTCACTTCCATAATCTCTTCAGCGGTCTGAATCACTAACTTCTGTTCTCTTAGCCACTTTTCTAGTAGTTCTGTCAATCCGTAGAAGTGATGGAAGTCGAGGTTTTCCTTACTTCCGCAAATACGACATTCCGTTCCCTTATCGTATTTTGACTTTGCTTTGTCTCTAACGTATTTGACTAAGTCTCTCTTTAAATCCATTAAAATTTCTCTTACTTTGTATTATACTAAATTACCACGCTAATGTCAAGAATAATTTTTTTGTAGGTCTGCTGATCAAAAAGTGGTCGAAGATGTCTCAAAAGTGTAAAGCGCATATCTAAGAGCATCTGCCATATGTGAAAAACGATCGTGTTTTGGCCTTTCTTTCATCAAATTAGGATTTGAATCCCACTGATATTGGTCTAAACACTCTAAAGTGTGGTGACACCTTTGATCTACAATTAAATTATCATTATCAACTATACCTGCTACTTCTCCTATACCATCTAAAACTGACTTTTTAGCATTTATAGTAGAAATATCATAGTTTTGAGCAAAATCAAATCGAGTTTGCTGTGCTGCGGAGTCAATATAGATCCAATCAACATTATGCTTATCAATTAGTGCTCGAATCTGCATTGCGTGTTGTTCTGTTGTCCTTTCTGCATCAAGGTATTCATCTAAAACATAGAATTTTTCCCTATCCCAATCATATGCTACAACACATAGTGCTGTTGGGTCTTTATAACCTACGTCAAGGCCTGCAATTACATCCATCTGTGAGGTATCAAGTTCTTCCAAGTCAGCAATACATTCTTCATGGTTAAATGACCATATTTGTCCTTCATAAGTATTGAAATCTGCCATATATTCTTGAGCAAATTCGGCTGCAGACATAGATTTTTTAGCTTCATCAATATCAGATTCGCTAAAACGAGGATTTTCGTGATAGGTTGCACGAATAGAACACCATTCTGGAAATTCTTCGTTAAATCCACGATAGAAAAAGTCAGCAAACCAGTTATTTCTTCCACGAGGAGTAGAAATAAATAGTGCTTTACTTCCCTCTTTATCCAGAGTAGGCCTTAAGGCCACATTAAAGGCATCTCGTCCATCTACAAGTGCTGCTTCGTCAAATATTATAAGGTCATAAGACCTACCAACTGTAGAATCTACTTGATTTATAGATCCCATACGTACAGTAGAGCCATTTGAAAGCTCAATTACCCTATCTTTTGCATTATCTTTTGTAACTTCTAAATCAAAGTGCTTAATTAACTGCCTTTGTAAGTCAAAAGAAATTTGTGAAAGTGAGTAGTTAGGCGACATAATTAGTATGTGCGAGTTTGGGACAAGTGCTGTGAGTTGTCCTATAATATTTGCAATATAAGTTTTACCCTGACGCCTAGAAACGGCACCACATATAAAACGGTATTTGGGGTTGTTGACTGCATTGATTAATGCAATTTGTGAAGGTATAGGCTCTACACCAAGCAGTTCCATATAAGGAAGGATAGGTAGTTTTATAAACCTATCCTCTGGAGAGTAGTCAATTAAGTCTCCCTCTGGAATGTCTTTTCTGCTTATTTCTAAAGCCATCTAATGCATAGTTTTTGGTATGTTATCAGAATCGATTAAGTCATTTACTTGTGCTAAATGATAAAGATATAGAAATCCACCAGCCATAGTAGCGAGAGCAGCCTGTTCCTTGCTTATCTTCTGTCTACTAGCTTCATCGTTTAATTTTTCAAGTGTAGTAACAGCTGCACTCTGAATATGGTCTAACCACGTAGAGTCTAGGTGTCTTAAATCTATATCTTCCATCATTAACTTCTCTTTCCTAATCGTTGTTTTCTATCCTTTTTATACTTCTGATAAGAAGTACGCTTTTTAGCGGTTTTTCTTTTAGAGGGACTAACCCTCTTTCCAAGTCTTTGTTTTCGGCTTGTGCGTAATTTCTTTCTGGGCATATTATCCCTCCGTTATTACTGCAACACCAAGTACTTCAGCGTGTGCGGCAAATATCTTGTCAGTAGTTGCTTTTCTAACTATAATATCTTCTGACCCTGCTAAAGAAAAAGTTCCTATAGTAGTGCCTCCTGAATTAGTTACAGTTACTAATCTAACAGTAGTACCTGAATTAACAAGTCTTACATCACTAGCATTATCAAAATTTGATGATGCTCCTGAACTAGTACCACAAGCTGCTTGTGTGCCTATTATTCGTAGTGCCATTTGTATCTCCTATCGTCTTTTACGACGACCTTTCCTGCGTTTCTTTTTTTGACGGTACTTGATAGCGCGTAGCCTTTGCTTTGCTGCTTTCTTGGTTCTAGAAACTCCAGGAGTATTATCTATTTTGTACCCGCCTTTTACTTTCCTTATCGGCATGTTCTTTCTCCACTTTATTTTTTGCTTCGATCATGTCGTCATGTATGTCGACCTTGCCGTCCCAGTTTAAATCTTTCCCCGTAAGGATATTTTTAAGCTTTGTAAACCAACTACTCATTGCCTGCTAAATGCTCCTTCGCTTCTTTTTCAGTTTTGAATTTCCAAAGTCTACCATTCGCATCACGGTATTTAAATAACCCTCTGCTTGGATAAATCTTAGGAGTATCTGCAGCTGGTGCTGCTGGTGCCTCTTCGGCTTTTGCGTCTTTTGTTTCGTATTCAATCATCACTACTCCTATAATTGTGTTTACGTCTGTAATCATCTATCGCTACTTTGATAGATTCCTCTGCTAAAATAGAGCAGTGAAGTTTGATAGGGGGTAGGTCAAGTGCTAGTGCTATTTCTTTATTAGTGATCTCCTCTGCCTGTTTCAAACTTCTGCCCTGTAGCAAATCTATTAATTCACTGGAGCTCGCTATTGCTGAGCCACAGCCATATGTTTTGAACTTTACGTCCTCAATAATTCCTTTGTCCACCTTAAATTGTAATCTCATTACATCACCACATGCAGGGGCGCCTACCATTCCTGTCGCGACCTTTGGGTCGTTAGGATCAAAGCGCCCTACATTATGTGCTTCTGGATTTTTAAGCACATTATCAAATCGTTCTATAACTCGTTTCGAATAAGCCATTAAAATCTGTAGCCTAAGCTAACTGCCATTCTATCTCCTAAGTCTAGTTCTACTGCTTCCTCTGAAACAACTTCTAAACCTACTCTTAAACCTTTCATAAGGTCTTTAGAAATAGTGATTTGTTTGTAACTACTACCGTCTGCGAATTCACCATATTTTAAAGATGCGTCTGCAAATTTAATAATAGGTAGTGCTAATTCCGCTTCCATGTAGTCCACATCTGTATTATCTTTATCTTGAAAGTATCCAAGTGAAAGGAATTTATACCCTCCAATTATATACATCTCAGTTACAGAATCTAATTCAGTATCATAGTTATAATTTATAACACCTACGTCTACAGACATATCCTCATTCGCCCAGCTATACCCACCGTAGAAATCATACTCTACCGATGCTTCTCCTCCGAAATCAACTTGTGATCCCCAAGTTCCAGCATAGAAACCATTTTTATCAGCTTCTAAATGCCATTGTACTGCGGACTTGCCTAGTGTTTGACTAACACCTCTCCATAAATAGTCGGAAGTTATATCAACTCCTCCACTTATACCAGCAAATGCTGGTGTACTGAGTAAAAATGCTCCCATTAATCCTAATAATTTTTTCATTTACTTCTCGTCTAATTTCTTTTCTACTTTTAGTAAAATACTGTGGTTATTTTCAACTTTTGTCTCAATAACAGACAGCCTTTGTATATACTCCGCTTTATGTTCTTGGTACTGTATGTCTTGCTCAACTAATCTATTTACTTCGCCATCAACACCTGACGCCCACCAGATTGCTGCTGCCGTTTGACACAGTAGGAACATACCGAAGCTAAAAGGTATTGTAAAGCCATTCATAGTTGTTTAAGTTTCTCCGTACTTTCATAAAGTAATTTTATATTCTTGTATTATATCAAAAGGACAAGATAATGTCAAGAAAAATTTTTTTGATGTTCATACTAATAATTTACGCTATAAATACTTATAGGTTCTGATTTTCCTTTTACAAGAATATCTCCTATACTCTCAAAGGTAAAGTCCTTACATTGTTTCATTGTAAAGTCTGACACTATAATTTTCCATTCTTTATAATCATTTCTTCCTGCTGTAGCTTCCAATCTAGCGGCAAGGTTGACTGCATCTCCAATAACTGAATAGTCAAATCGGGATTCACTACCCATGTTACCAACAATGCAAGTTCCGGTGTTAACACCAGTACCAACATTAATAGGAGGTAGGTTAAGTCCTTCGTCTTTAAATTGTTTGTTGAGTTCTTCTGTTTTCGCATTTATTTCTATTGCTGATTTAACTGCCATATCCGCATGGTTATCGCAAGGGAGAGGGGCGTTCCAAAATGCCATAATACAATCTCCCATATATTTATCTATTGTTCCACCATTATTTAAAATTATTTTAGTCATACTATCTAAGTAAGTATTAATTAAATCCACTAGGCCTTCTGGGTCATCATTTTTCTTAAATGCTTCTGATACTGGTGTAAATCCCATAATATCAGTAAATAAGAAAGTCATTTCTTTTCGTTCTCCGCCGAGTTTCATAAGTGAAGGGTCTTTTACAAGCATATTTACCATATCTGGAGATAAATAAGTACTAAATTGACCTTTAATTTGCCTCCTGAGTAAGAATTGTTCAATAAAGTTTCTAAATGTAACTATAGTCCAAAATAGAAAAATTATTAGTGCTATTCCTGATACATCAAAAAGTAATCCTTGTTTAAAGAAATATAAAGTACTGTACCACAGTCCTCCAAATGCTATTAGTAATGAAGGTAAGGATAAATAAATATTTCTAGTAACAAATAGAAGCAACACTAGTAAAACGAAAGTTCCTCCAAATGAGGCTAATTTTGCCC